ACATACTACTAATTAATTTTCTCAGTTCGTCTCTTTGATTTTCTAATTGTTTCTTTTGAGTGAATAATTCTATTGCTTCTTCTTCTACACTTTTTGCATTGAATATTTTTTTGAATATTGGAGGATTCTTAGCTTCATGATGCGCTCGGTCAATATCCGATACCGCAGACATCCAACGTGATAAATCTTTACCCATAGATTCAATATCACGACCAATAGAAACGCCACGTTTAAGTGTATTAAAAGCCGCACCAGCAATCGCCATAGCTGATATTGGGTCGACCATTTACTCACTCCATGCGTTTATTTTAATATGGTGAATCACCTAAAATTGATTTATCCCACGCAGCTTTAAGTTCAGCAATCGTTGTTGCATCTGTAATAGCTTGTGCAGCCGGAGCGTCTCTTAATGCTTTTTTCTTATTTACAGAATTTGTTTTTGCTGTTGCATCATCAGCTTCCAACGCTTTCATGTACGCAACGTCTTCTGCTTCTAGAAGAGGCGCACGAACTTCTCTAATCTTATCTTTGAAAATAGTTTTTGCAGTGTCTAGGTCTTCTGATATTACACTGCCAGAAAGCACCCAGGCATTACGAAAGTTTCTGTCTGAAGGAACGGTTACATTAGCAGCATTAGCTTGATTACCGTCCTTGTCGATAATGTATGTTGTTACAGCCATTTTATTCTCCTATGCTGCTAGTTCTTCAGAGATACGCCAAGCGTTTCTCCACTCTCTTGTTGCAGGAAGTTGGTTCTTCCTACAGATAACCATCTTTGGACGATTACCTTCATCCCAATTTTTCCAGACATGCTCTGGTATATCCTTCTGAATTAAGTATTCAATTGCTTCTTCTTCTGTCATTGCTTTAATAGGTTCTGTTTGATGCAACAAGTAACCTCGTGTATGTTTCTTAAAATCTGGTTTTGATGAGTCTTTTCTTAATTCCCAATACACCCAGACTGGCGGTAGTATGTCACCTTGCAACGCACACGCCATCCAATTTGGGTCAGGTATAAGAATTTTAGCACATTCATCTATCTTGTCTTCATAAACAACTCTATAATCAGTTTGTACTTTTTCTAAGTTTTCTTTAGCCCAACACAGTCTGTCAAATAAGTGCGTTCCTTGAAATGACGGTGTTTCTATCATGCTAAGTCTCCGTGAACTAAAAAATTTGCTTGTGTATCTTCAAAGGCAGCCCCAAGCCCCCCTAAACTAGCTGGATACCCATATAAGTGTCTTACTTTATCTCCAGCAGTTGTTGGAAAACCAGAATGGCCTGAAGCTGTCCTTCCTTGAACGCTTGTTCCTGTTGCCATAGGATAACCAGCGTGAGCAAAATTTTGATTCACCATATTGTTTGTCAGATTTTGTGTTAAATCTGCTGTTCCGTTATCGGTAATAGTGCCTAAATTAAGGCTATCAAAATTTACAGGGGTTGCATTATCTAAATCTATTAAAGCCCAAGCTTTTGCTAACCCTTGTTGAAGATTAGTAGTCACGGTGTTGCCCTCGCCAGTTACAGCTATTGAACCAGCCGTAGTAACCCCTGTAAGTTTATCTGTTTTTATTTCACTCATGCTAAGTCTCCGTGTACAGAACAACAAACGATAGAAACATCAAAAAAAGACGCTCTTACTGCCATTACCCCAAACGATTCATCGTCTGGTGCATTACTTGCATCTAACATAGGTATTGCATCACTACCACCACTTGTATCAGGAGAAACAGCGTGAAGAAATGCATAATCACCATCTAACATATTGTTGTCTATATTTATTTTATATCTACCAGTAGAAACATCAACTAGACTTGCTACATTAAAACTATGACTTACCCCTGTTGAATCTTCTGCGGAAGTAGCTGATGCTCCATTAAATTTAATGCTTAATTTTGCCAACCCCTGTTCAAGATTGGTTGTTCGAGTGCTGTTTGTTGCATGACCAGCAAAAACATTTACAACTTTTGCATCACCTCTTCCTTTGATGTTATCAGATATTAGGGTACTCATGCTAAATCTCCATGTATAATACTAGACATTCTAAAACCTTGCTGGGTCGTAAAAGAAGCACTATTTGTACATCTCATTCTTGCGGTAGCGTTGGTAGAACCGGCATGAGATATCATTCTAGTAAAAAAAGAACTGAAATCACCTCCTGCTTCACCACTTGCAGGGTAATTATTATTGCTCATATTAGTAACAAAATCATAACTTATATCACCATTTCCATTATCAGTTTCGGAAGTAGCATTAAAAGTTTCATCAAACGTACCATCGCCATCTGAAAATTGCACATAGGCTTTTGCTGGAGTTAATTTAGTTAATCCAACTGCACCACCAGCTTCTGTTTGTATTGTTCCTACTTTTAATGTACTCATTTCCACCTCGGTCCTTCAAACCATGCCACTAAACTTCTTCTTGTTCCGCTTTGCACTGGTGTTACTCGATGTTGCAAATACGAGGGAAATACCAAAACCGTGCCTTGCTTTGCAGATATATGATAGTCTGGCGTTTGTGTTTCGCCAAACTCAAATACACCACCAGTATAACTTTTTGGGTCACTAAGCTGCACCGTTATTGATAGCTTTCTGTCAAAAGCTTTTTCTTCATTCCAGTGAATATCGTGATGCCAATCATAATGTCCTGCTTCAGTTGCGTGATATTCTGTATATTGAACATCTCCAACATTGTATACATCAAACCCAAATGCGTTTCTATTTGCTTCTTCAGCATAACCCCACAGCAAATCTTTTACCTCATTGTCATGGGTAAGCCATTTTACTTTTGACCTACGGATGTCTGAATTTACTTTACTATCTGAAAATATTGTAGCATTAACGTCAGGCAAAGCATTTGCCTTTTCAGTAATAAGTGCCATTTGATTATTAGATAATGCACCACTCCATAATTGCCAATTTTGTCTCATACTACTGTCCAAGTCTCTCCATCTCCTACCGTTACAGTAACCCCACTATCTATAGTAATTGGTCCTGCACTAAAAGCATTATAGGTATTTGTAATTGTATAATCTGCACCAACATTTTGTTTGTTTTCCCAAAAAGGCTGATTACTGCTATTTCTTATTACGCCATTAAAATCACCACTAAATGTGCCACTTGGTCCGGTTGGCCCAGTAGGACCAGTAGGGCCTGCTGAACCAGAAGGACCAGTGGGTCCTGTAGGACCAGTGGGACCTGTACCCCCATCGCTACCATCGCTTCCTGCCGGACCAGAAGGACCTGGAGGACCAGCAGACCCTGTTGGACCTGTCGGACCTGGTGGTCCTGCCGAGCCGTCACTTCCATCACTTCCTGCTGGTCCTGTCGGACCTGTAGGTCCAGTAGGTCCAGCTGGACCTGTTGGTCCTGTAGAGCCATCACTGCCGTCACTCCCTGCTGGACCAGTGGGTCCAGTAGGTCCTGTAGGTCCAGTAGACCCTGTGTCACCTTTATCACCAGTTCTTGCAAACGTAATTATAAGTAATTCATCATTGCTAAAAGAACTTGCAGGACCTGAGACGTAAGAACAAAAAACTTTAAAATGTCCGGTTAGCTCAGAGATAGATGAGATAGTAAATATTGCAAAATCTGAAGCATCCGTTTTATTTGAAATTCGAAAGTGACCTTTAATTGTGCTAGTAGAATCATCAATCGTTCGCAAAAATGATTGAATATCATTACCGTTCTGGTCTGTATCATCGATAACCATTTGGTTTGCACTTGTAATAGTGCCATTATTGAATCGAATATCACCTGCGCCTGGGTCAGTCGTAACGGTGCTAGTGTCAAAACTATACTCAAAAGTAGCTCCACCAAAATTACCTGCTGGACCAGTAGGACCAGTAGGACCAGTTGGCCCTGTTGGTCCAGTGGGTCCAGTTGACCCTGCCGGACCAGTGGGACCTGTAGGTCCGGTAGCTCCATCCGAACCATCCGAACCATCTGACCCTGCCGGACCTGCTGGACCTGCCGGACCTGGTGGTCCTGCGGAACCTGCTGGTCCAGTTGGTCCTGTCGGACCAGCGACAGTTGAATCAGCACCAGCAGGTCCTGTTGGTCCTGTAGGTCCTGTACTTCCTGGTGGTCCAGTAGGTCCAGTAGGTCCTGTAGAACCATCTGAGCCATCCGCACCGGATGGTCCTGTAGGACCTGTGGGTCCGGTAGGTCCAGTGCTTCCTGCTGGTCCTGTAGGTCCTGGTGGTCCTGCAACGGTGGAGTCTGCACCAGTGGGTCCGGTTGGACCTGTTGAACCAGTCGGTCCTGTCGGTCCTGTTGGACCAGCCGGACCTGTTGGTATTGTAAAATCAAATGTTGCCGATGATGATGAACCAGAATTACTAACAGATGCGCTACCACCAGCCGGACCTGTTGTAGTAGAACCAACAGAAATAGTTGCAGCAGAACCTGTGGGGCCAGTAGGACCTGTCGGACCTGTTGGACCTGTTGGACCATCTGGTCCGGTGTTGCCTTGAACACCTTGCGGTCCGGTAGGTCCAGTAGAGCCAGTAGGACCTGTCGGTCCAGTAGAACCAGTCGGACCAGTAGGTCCGGTTGCCCCTGTATCCCCCTTGTCACCTGTTCGTGCGAATGTAATGATGACATCTTCTGCATTAGAAAAAGATGTAGCAGAACCACTCACATAAGAACAAGAAACAGCAAAAAACCCTGTTTGTTCCGAAATAGAGCTTATAGTGAATAAAGCAAAATCATCTGCATTTAATCTATTGGAAACTCTAAAGTGACCTTTGATGGTGCTTGTGCTATCATCTATTGTTCTTAAAAATGGCTGTATATCTGTGCCATTGTCATCTTCATCATCAATATACATAGCTGAAGCTATTGTAATGTTAGCTTGGCTAAAACGTAATTTTCCTGTACCTGGGTCAGAAATAGATGTAGTGGTATCAAACGTATAATCGAATGTTGCGCCACCAAAGTTACCATCTGGTCCAGTAGGTCCAGTCGGTCCGGTGCTACCTGTCGGACCAGTAGGTCCGGTTGGTCCAGTTGGACCTTGCGTTCCAGTAGGACCAGTATCGCCTTGTGTTCCTTGTGGACCAGTCGGACCTGTTGGTCCGGTGGGACCTGTAGGTCCAGCTACTGTTGAATCTGCCCCTGTAGGACCAGTAGGTCCAGTTGCACCTGTAGGACCAGTAGGTCCTGTGGGTCCTGTCCCACCAGTGGGTCCTGTGGGTCCTGCTGGTCCAGTAGAACCAGTAGGTCCGGTGGGTCCTGTAATTAAATCCGTTCCTTCTGGAACTCCTGTAGTATCATTGAATTTAAGAACTTTGCCTTTTAAATTTAAATTATGAGGTAAATCTGTTGACGTTGTATCTGAGTCTGGTCTTGTGATAGCCCTTTCTACTTTTTGATTTACTTGTTGTATTTGCAAAGCCATGCGGTCCAACGCATTTTCATGTGTTTCTGCTGGAAATGGGTCATTTACTTTGTAATTAGTTGGCTGCGTAAAACTCATGTTACGCATTAAAAACACAGTTTCACTTGCAGTAGGGGCAGTGACAAACGTAACTGTACCACCATTGACATTACCAGTGCCAGTTACAGCGTAATTGGTGCTTCCTGTGCCGATTGACCTTACAGACTCTGCGCCTGTTGCTGTTGTTACAACAATAACTTTGATATCTGTTGTTTCCAGTATCTCAAAGGTAAAACTAAACGCAGTAGTTGTCCCATCGCCTGTATATGTATTTGTCGTTGTGGTGGTTGTAACTGTCATGGCTCTACGTCTTTATAATATAGTTAAGGATAATTGTTGGTTGCACATTATTGTGTGGTGTATCGCTACCTGTAGAAGATGTAGCTCGTGTGCTAGAACCAGAACGAACAATATCAGCATCTGTGCCACCCCCACCTGGGCTTGTATCAGTTGTTTGATGTAGCACATTGTGTGTATGCGCTGCTAGTTGTCCTTCTAAAAGTGTATGTGTTTCAGAACCGCCTGTAGCACCCAACGTATCACCATCAATACCGCCTACTGTATTAGCGGTTGGATTAGTAAGCCTGTTCTGACTGGCCCCAGACATATCATCTTTACCAGCGACAACACGACCCTGTAAATCAGGTAAATTAAATGTTGATGAACCATCCCCTGTTCCGTATGTAGTGCTTATTACAGAAAATAAATCAGAATACGTTGTGCGACTAACTGCCTGACCTGCACACAATAGAAATCCAGTAGGTGCAGATGAACCAGCGTAAGGAATGACCATACCAGATACAAACGGAAAAAGAGTTGAATAACTAAATGTGCCATCGCCATCTGAGATAACACTTTGTCCAGCCGTTCCGTTGCCTGTGATAGCAAACTCAGAAGCTGTAATGGTGCTTGCTGTAGCAATACTTCCTAAACCAAGTGTCGTTCTTACCGCAGATGCGCTGGTGTCATCTACAATTGTAGCAGCAAAGGTAGATATTGGTGTAACATCGGCTGTTCCAGACACTGCAATTACATCGCCATTGGTATCAAATCCTAGATATTTACTGGCTCTTTCAGTGGATGTTGGAATGGTTATTGTACCTGTATCGGTTTCTGCAAACTTAAATGTTCTATCTATTTCTTCTTGCTGTTGCTGTTGAATAAAAGTTAGTTTATCCAATGCTTCTTCATGCGCTGCTGCCGGAAAGCTATCATTGGGCGTATAGTCTGTGTTTTGCGTAAGTGTCATTACACGTTTTAACAACACCGTTTCACCGCTTTGCGGTCTTCTGTCCGTTGTATCGTAGTTACTATCGCCAGAGTTGCCTGTATCAAACTTAAAGGTAACTGTACCACCATCGGACTCACCAGCATTGCTTACAAGATAATCGGTATTGAGAGTTTTAGTTACTTCTGCACCAGTGCTATCTGTTCTGATAATAACAACTAAATCACTATCATTAAATATTTTGAAGCTATAGGCAAAAGCAGAGGTAGTGCCATCACCACTAAAGCTGACTTTTGTTGTAGTGCTACTGACTGTCATATCTAC